TGTATTCTGGTAATGTTGTCATTAGTTTGTAACGCTTGGTGTGACTGTTACTAAGCCTTGAATTACTCTTGAAATATTACCACTCTGATCTGTTACATCAACGTCATAAACATATCTACCAGGCCATACAGTGCTGGTTGTTTCAGCATTCATCGAAAGTGTAATGACACCATTTGCATATGCATTAGCAGTAAATGCAAATGAATTACAAGACATATATGACTTTTTAAATACGGAATTTGCTGTATAAGTTGATAAATCAATAGGAGTCCCATTGATATCCACAATATTAAAAGATGCCGAGAACGTAGTGCCCTGATCTATTACTATATTGATATTCTGAGCCATAACGCTTCCTAAGTAATTATTTTATTTCTATTTATTATACCGTTATAGCAGTTCTTGTAAATTTGCACACAACATTCGCACTATTTGGTGTGAGTTGTAGTGCAATATTACCTCCGTTGATAATTGCAGTAAATGTTCCAAGATTGATATTTGAATACACTGTTCCATATTCCGTGATATATGGATTTGTTCCGTCAGACAATACAAGGATTTTTGTAAGATGATAACTTGGAGTTGGTAAAGTAGAATCAGTAAGTTGAACAAGATATTCTAATGATCTAAAAGAAGATACTGATACAACATCCACATTTGCAGGAGATGAATTTGAAAATGTTCGAGAACCAGTTCCAGATTGTGAAATTGTTCCAGAATTAATATTATTAGAGAATGTTACAACATTAGAGAATGTTGCATTTCCTGTCACTGTAATGATATTAGAGAATGTAGCATTCCCAGAGACAGAAATGTTATTAGAAGATAATGTATTATATACCGTTATGTTATTTGAATATGTATTGGTTGAATATATTGAAGCCCAAACATATGAAGAATTACCTAGAAGATAGAAACTATTTGCAGCAGGAACAAGATTACCCGTTGCAGTACCAGATGATGAATAAGTCAAGGTTCCGTTGATTGTTAAGTTATTAACTACCAAACTACCGTTAACAGTGCTTGTTGCAGAAGTATTTGCAATATTAAGTGATTCTACATTGGCATGACCAGAGGAATATAATGTTACTGTATTGACACTTGTTCCTGTTACAGAAGTAGCATTGACTAGTGATGAATTGACAGTTGTAGTTCCAACGGCAATGGTAGTTGTATTGACTACAGTAGTCCCTACAGTAACAGAAGTCGGGTTGATTGTTACAGTATTTGTAGTATTGGCAACCTGAATGGATCCACCAGTATATACAGAATTTGCGGTAGTATTACCAACAAACAACTGTGTGGTTGTAAGCTGAACATTTGCACCAATATATACGACATTAGAGAATGTAGTATTCCCGGTAATTGTAACGGCATTAGAAAATGTTCCATTCCCCACTACAGAAATAGTATTAGAGAATGTAGTATTCCCGGTAATTGTAACGGCATTAGAGAATGTTCCATTCCCTGTTACAGAAAGTGTATTTGCAACAGTGACAGTATTATTGAATTGAGAAAGTGTAGTGACTACAAGATATTGACCTGTAATATTTGTGTTGTTTGAAGGTGTTAGATTAATTGAATTCGGAGATAATGTAACACCAGAATTGGTTGTATTAGAACTAACTGTTAGAATGGCATTTGTTGTCGTGTTATAGAATACAGTATTTGATAGCATGTAAATGCTATTTGCCGTCGAAATATTACCACCTACAACACCATTCCCGACATGAATATAAGAAGCACCTAAATGACCGGTAACATATCCGTTACCAGTGGTTTGATTGCCACCTGAGGTGCTATCAATGGATACAGTATTTTGTGTAACAGCATTTACAAGCTGATTGGTAACACTCAACCAACCACCGAACGTTGAATTATTAGATACTTGTATGATGCTGATGGCCATTACTTCTGCCCTAATAGTTGTTTTAACATTGATTTGATTTCTGATACATCATTCTTTAAATTTTCAGTATCTTCAACCACACGTAATAATTTTAATCTTGTTTCTCTTTCTTGTCTGTATTTATTTAATTCTTTATCATTTGTATTTAAAATAGCACTTGACGAGACTTGTCGAACAAGATCTGGATTTTCTCTGACCTTATAATATTCTGGTTCTGTCATATTTAAACCTGCACAGCAATAGCACGCATATTTGATACTCTGGGAACAATCATCGACGCATTTGCAACCATGACAATCTTCACGGCAAAATTGATGAAAGTATCAAAAGGAACATCATTATAAGTTACATATCGAGCAATACCTGAATTATTTGCATATTTAAATGCACCTGCCTGAGATTCTAGACCTGGGATGATACCGATGGCAGCATTTGTGGATCCAGTAGTTGTATTACCGATTGTAAGATTTGATGAAAGAACAAGTGTATTTGCATTTGGAATAGCAATAACTTGCCGAACATTGAATGTATTTGAAGCGCCTGTATAACCTGTGTCTGAGATATACACGAATTGACCTAAGGAAAATTGTGCAGTAGTCTGACCTGCTCCTAGAACAACATTAGCACTTGCACCAGTTCCAGGATTTGCATTGCTAGTTGTTACACCAGAACCATATACCTGAACAGATGATGGAAGATCATACTGAAGTTGAACATAATCTGTTTGATTTACCAAACTGCTCTGTAGTGCAGGAGATGATGTTTCGGGTAGTCTAGACCAATCATTGTTGGCAAATGGATTTGAATCACCAGTAGAGGAGAATTTACCATATACTCTGAGGTTTGTTCCTGGTGGTCTATATGCAGCAAGATATACCAAAAGATCTTCTGAATTTTGACCTGTTGCAAGAATTACATTCTTAGAGATATACCGTGATGTTGTATGGATAGCAGCATTATTTGCTTCATTGAAGTATGAAACAGTTGTTGCAACAACACTAGAACTACCATTGCTTACCGTTGCAGAACCATTTGCAATAAATGCGCCAATATTATTAACATTTGATGATACAATATTTGATACCAAAATTGTAGAAGAATTGGATGTGATAACAGTACCAGACGTTGTTACAGTTGAGTTTGATTGAGTAACAATAGTACCAGCACCAAAAATACCAATATTATTTCCAGTAATTGCATATCCTTGAAGATTTTGATCAGGCGTAACAACGTTATATGTCATTGTTGCCGTTGTTCTCAAATTATTAATATATGGTGAAATAAGATTATTAGACGTATTCAAATTTGCCTGAATGTGAAGTGAACTAGCACCAGACAAAGCGGCTTGTTCCTTACTTCTAGAAACCAATGTTCTTTCTTCATCAATAAACTCATACGGCAAATCTGGTTGCAATACAGTGTTTGATGTATCAAGAACATATGTATTTGATGTTCCAGAGAATGACCAAGTTGCTGAAGTCTGTGTTGGAACAATTTGTGTAAACTGAGATGTGATGCTATCATATACTCTATTTCTAGTGTCCACAACCAATGATGTTGCACCAGAAGATAGACCGATTAGATAACTATTTCCGGAATCAACAAAATTTGAAGCAGCATTAGAAGTTACTGAATCCAAAATAATCTTAGGATTTGAATTCAATTTTGTGATTGATGAAAGATATCCATATAAAGCACCATCACTCTTTACCCGACCGATGATTGTGTTTGAATCGGAAAATTTTACATTTGCAGAAAGTATCAGAGTATTTGTTGTAGCATTATTCCCTACAATCTGAAGCATCTGAGCATTTGAAAATGTATTTGTCGACACAAAGATATAATTGCCGTTTGCAAAATCAGTGTATGTGATAAACGGCACCGTAACGGTATTTGACGATGCGGTAGCACTTATTGAATTTACAGAAGCCGTGATTGTTGATGATTTGCTAGATGATGTACCAACAATAGTAGTATTACCAGAATTGACAAAGGATCCTGTAACATTAGACAAAAGAAGAACAGAAGAATTTGATCCAGTATATACAGTGCCTACAGCAGTATTGGGACTTGAACCTGATGATGTCTGATAGACATATTCACCTACGGTAAAAGTATTTGCGCCAGATAATGAAACTCTGGCAAGACTCAATACTGAATTGGAAACTACAATTTTCTCACCTTCTGTAAATGTTCCTACAACAGATGAAATCTTAAAGAAATCTGAATTTGAATTCCGATATACGGCAGTGCCAGAACTACCGGTAAAATTTGCAACTCTTAAGGTATATTTCATGCTTTCTAATTGACTTGGAACATAATTCAAATCATTAGACGAAAGAAACAAAGAACCTAATTGATTATTATTATAAATTGGAACGCCAGTTGTAATATCATTTGCAGACAATACACCTGTCCAGAGAGTATAATTTGGATTCCCACCAGAAGGCAACACAACAAGAGCATATTGTTGATTAGTCTGAATGACTATTGGTGTTGCAAATGTGAATGTTGTGGGAACCGATGCATTTGTACTTGTTGAAACTTGATTTGCAGTTAAATATGCAGTACCGTTTGGAACAGTATACGCAGTTGGGGCGCCATTCTCTGTTGTTTTAATCTGAAGTTCTACACCAAAGACAGGATCACTAGATTGAAAATAAAGATCAACAGATGTAAGATATACAGCACTCACACCATTTGTTGGCTGTGAAACAAGAAACGTTTGAGCTAAAGGCATATTCTTTTCATTCCGTTAATTAAAGATTTTTCCAAAATTCATTGAGCTTGGTATATTTATTCAACGTATTTTGATCTTCTAGATTTGCACCCTCGATTGCACAAAGAGCTTTAAATTTATCCATTGGTATTGCTAATTCAACGTCAGAATTTCTCAACTGAAGCATTGGATTATCAGAACCAATGTTATTCTCTAGAGTATCAGGTCTATTGATCTTTGAAAATACATCCGCATACATTACAGCATCAAAACCTAACACAGACATTAAATCTTGTTTGGTTTCTGGTGTATTCTGTAACAATGCTTCAGAGAAAAATTCTGTTCCAAAAATGGAATGAATTGCACCACCTACACAAATATCAGAATCTAGATTTTTATTTTTCAAAAGATCATATGTATTTAACAGATGTGCCATGAAGTTGGAATGACTATGTTTTATTTTATCGGCACCGAGTTGAGTAAGTAAAGTTTGAACTTTATTTCTTGTTAAATCAACTTCAGTGCTTGTTTTAAACATCAACGTAACTCTTAGTTGAGGGCAAATTCGTGTGACACCTCGAGCAACATGTTTCATCTTAGATGGAAACGAAAGCCCTCTATTATATGATGGAAGTTCGGAATGAATAATTCCATTTTCATCATATACAGTTGTTTCACCACCCCATTCATCTTTCCAATCTCTATTCAAATATACAACATATGTACGATCATTATTTCGTGATGAATCTCTATGAGGATATCCTTCAATGCCATATGTATGTGCATTTGCATAACATCTAAGAAGAATGGAATTTTTGCAATAGTTTTCTTTTACATGATTCCAGGCAGAAAGAAAAGGTTCTGGAAGTGTATCAGAAATATCAATTCCATTCTCAGCACGTGCAGGTGAAATCAAACAATTCCAATGACCAAAGCCCATCTTATTATTTGATAACCATCCGTATTTCCATCCTTTTTCCTCGATTACTTCGATTAAACTGATTCGAAGATCCTCGGGGAAAAAGTTTTCATATGTTTCAATTTCATTCATCATAAAGTATCCTATAGTTTAGATATATTTAACCCGCACCACCATCACCACCACCGCCACCACCATCACCACCACCACCGCCACCACCATCACCACCACCACCGCCACCACCATCACCACCACCGCCACCACCATCACCACCATCATGATCTCCAGAAGGAATAGCATGGTCACCACCATCAGAGCCATTATCACAATAACTATTATCTTGAACAGAAGGAATAACAGAAGGAACTGATGGTGAAATGGAATCGTAGAAAACTGAAGAGAATGGTGACTGTTGAATTGATTGCTGTTGTGCTACCTGTTGAGCATTAACCTGATTTGATGTTACCTGGAACTGTGCAGTCCCAAGTTGAACAGAAATTGCGCTTGCATAATATGTTGCAGAAGCCTGTGTAGTAATTGCGTTTGCACCTGTAACAAGATTTGGAACATCATTAATAACAAATTGCAATTCACCATTCGGGAACACACCGGGAGGAATGATGAATACACCATATAGATTTCCTGATGAATCAGTCTTTAAAGTTCCATATGTTGAATTATAACCGTATTGATTCCCATAAACATCCGTATAAGAATGTGAAAGTGAGGAACCACCAGAATTCCATGGTGTAAGCTGAATGCAGCAATTAATAACAGGAACGTTATCAAAATAAGCATACACAACTGTTGATGGTTTCAAACCTGTAACAGAGAACATAACAGGTGTTGAAGGAATATAGGTGAGTAGATTTACACCTGTTACAATATTCCCAATCGTTACAGTAGAACCACTCTGTTGAACTGTAATCTGATTACCTACAGATTGCTGAAGTTGTGTAGAAGTGGATGTAGTCTGTGAAAGGAATGCTTGTGTGATAGTGCCATCTGGGTTTGTAACGGTGCCAGCACCAGTTGTAGCATTGAGACCGTTTGGAACACCAACACTAGTCCAAGCACCCCATTGTGTTGGGAAAGCATTTGGAAGATTAGCAAAATTTGAATTTTGATTTAGATTTGAAATAACCGCGGGGCCCTGAGTATAATCAGGATTGACAGTTCCCTGAGGTGAAAGAAGCATTCTACCAGAATATGTATAGAAAGCACTTTCCTCACAATTTCTATATTGCGAAGCATATATCTGTGTTTGTTGAACTGCTGACGTATATGGAAGTGTAATAATATTACCAGTCTGTTGAACACCAGTTGATGAATTTGGATCAAAATAAAGTTGTGATCTAAATGGAATAAATGCAGGTCTTAGAACACAATTATTGGTATCAATAGAAGCAAAGAAATGTTTATCTTTTGTATTACAAATTGTAAAATCCTTGAATGGATCAACAAGGATGCCATTCTGGAATTGATTCTGACCTGTAACAGATGATGTCATTGTAAGTGAAGCAGTGGATGCTTCAAGTAAACTTAGAGATGTATAATATTCAAGAGTAGAAATACGATTTGCAAGTGTTCCAATATCAGACATACGATAAGTCTTGGTCTGTTGAATTGTTAACTGAACAGCATAATCGTAACGCTTATAAGTCTTGGCATCTGAAGGAACAAGTGAAGGATATGCAGGTACTGATGCAATGCCGATTGTCATTGTCCCTGGAACTTCATTTGGTGGTTGTGGATTGGAACTAGATAAACCTTCTGTTACTAGAAGTTTGCCACCTGTTGTCAGAGCAATTCTATCCTGCCGCGGTAGATAATATTCTACAGCAGATTGGAAATTTGTTCCTGGAGAAGGTAGATGAGAACCACCAGAAGGAACATGGAACACAAGATTAGCACTTGGATTCAATGTTGCGGAAGAAACATTTCCTGCATTATTAGCAACTGCTGTATTTGCGGCATATGGTCTAAAATCAACCACATCACGAAGATCAGTTGTGGTCTTTGAATTGATAGAAGTATATTGAGGAATTTGATATGTTCTGATTGCATTGGTATTTGCTGTATTGGCATCATCAATAGGATATGATGCGGCAGTAAAGAAACCAACACCCTGAGATTCAGAATATGTGAAATTGTCAACAGATACTAGAAGTGTTGCTGTATTTGGTAAAGGATGTGTTGATGAAAGATATGCTAGACCATAGTATGAATCTCGTTGACCATTATCAAGAATAAATGATCCTACCTGATCTGGATTGTTTGTTGAATAACTACCAGATCCTACGTAAACATGATTTAAATTTAGAATATCAGGAATACCCAAACACCATGGGCCAGATGGACCGCCAGGGTTTGTTCCAACATTGATTTCAATAAGTGTATTTCTATTGATAATCTTAGATGTTGGATAAGTTGAACTTCTTAGAATATCAACATATGCAGAAATACCAAATGCTGCATTGGTGGATTCACCCAAGGCAATTACAGCATTTGTTGCCGTAGCTGTAATTGTTCTAGTAGAAGAAGACATATTAATAGGAACACCTGCTGGATAGACCTTCTGTGAAACAACACCAGAAGTAGACCCAGAGAAATTGCTATCAACTGTGAGACTTGTATTATTAGAAATTGCAACAATATTTCTGGTATTCCCTGTAATATAGATGTAATCACCAACATTATAATCCGTGAGGAATGATGTAGATGAACCTGTTACAGTAGTATTTGAATAGATTGATACAGTACCAGTCTTGTTTGCAGAATAACCATTTGCCGTTGGAATGATAATGTAACTATATTCCGTAGAAGTAGGAAGTGATCCTGTATAGTCAAACTGTTCTGTTGCCGAACCCGTAACAGAAGGAAGTGTAAGAGTAGAACCACCGGCAGTATTCACAGTGGCAGTAAGTCTATTTCTATAAACAAACTGTGAAGTGGATCCAAATCCTGCAGGATCAATTCCCTTTTGACCAAAAGGATGAACCATTATTTCATTGATAGTATCTTGGATCTGTGGAATATAAGAAATGGTTCCAGTGGCGGAAGTATAGTACTGAGTAGGAACTATATCTGCTACAGCATTAACAGTATAAGACCCTGATGTGCCTGAATTGTAAAGAATGCTTAGAACCTGATTGAAGTTATAACCAGAATTCATCTGAACATCAGAAAGATAAATGTAATACTGTGCTGTAGCAGTACCAGGTGTTCCAGAAACATACTGAACACCGCGGCAATATGCAGTACCAATTTTTGTTGCGGAAGAGAATTCACCAGACACACCAGAATTTAGGAATGTATGATTTGAAAGTGCCTGATTTGCAACAGAATGTAGTTCTAATTGAATAAGATTCTGGTTATTGAAATCACCACAGAATTGATTTACGATTACATAGTAACCATAATTTGCCGTTACAGATTGTGATGCTACAGAAGCAGTGTCTAAGCCCTTTCGAAGATTCACAATATTATTATTGATGAATTGAACTCTGTAACCTTGGACGTAACCGACACCAGGTGAGCAAACAAGATTCAAATAATTTTGTTGATTGGGATCTTGTGAACCCTTATTGGTTGTTGACAATAAGAATGGTGTAGTAACATAGTTACCAGATGTTTCAAATGTTCGTTGTGCAGCCTGTGCTGTCACAGCAACTAGTTGTGGATTGTTATTGATTGTGACAGGAAGACCATTCACAAAATCACAAATAGAGAAGAATGAAGAAGTATTTGCAATGTCTGAAGTTGCTCTAGTAACCAACGTTGGTGTTAGTTGAAGTCTATCAGCACCTGGTGCAGAATAGTTTTGAGCACCTGCTGCATTGTCATAAAGAGAAGAATCAGAAAGAGCCGTAACAATAGTCTCTGTTGCATCAAACCCAACTGAAATATTATCAGGAACATTTGAATACTTTGAGACAACAAGTGTTTGTGCTGCAACGTCAATGAATGTTCCTTTTTTAAAGATAACACCATCAGTCACAGTAAAGGCATAACCTTGACCAGAAGCATTTACAGAAGTAGGATTTCCGTATACAGATACAGTTCCGATTAAAACATTTGCAGATGAAGTAATAGAAAGAGTATCATTTGCAGAATATGTGCTCTGATTATATCCATTCGATAATGTAACAGAATTTAGATACTTGATGTATAATGTATTTAAATTGGGATATTGAGACTGGTAACCAGTTATAGCATTTACAACTGTTGAATTTAGACCATTCTGATTTGTTACGTAATCGCCAATAAAACTAGACACAGAACCGATTGCAGTGCCATTTGAATAGTTATCATTAAGCATTACATAATTATAAGCATTATCAAAGGTGATAGCACAACCTTGAACAACCGAACCTTCACGGAAAACGTTTCGACCAAATTTATTGATCTGATCCTGAAGAATACTTTGTGTCTGGTTTAGTTCACGAACTTGAACAGCAGTAGCTGGCTTATAAAGAATTCTGTAATAATTCTTTGTCTCATCATAATCATCAAAATATGGAGACGTAGATAGGTTTGTTTGAAATTCTTGCGTCATTTATTCCTCTAGAATTGAATAACCAGCTGCACTTGTTCTTGTGATGTTCTTGTTATTGTAACAGGATTTTTTAGATTTTCGTAATAAATCACAGTACCTGAGTTCCTTACCAAATCTGGATACAGAATAAGATTTGCATTATTACATATCCCCGTTGAACCGGAAGTTAATCCTGTTATTGTTAATGGTGATACCGCAGAAGCCTGGAAAGGTTCTGGACCATCAATGTTATTTAGGAGTAATACTGGAAGGGTTGAACTAATTGTTGCAGAAGCACCAACAGCTGTTGAAATAGTTGCACCAGGAGTAAATGTTCCTAATACATTTGTTATCATCAAATATGAATTGTTTGAATACTTAATGTAGCCATTTGCAGAAGAAGTACTTACATATTGACCATTCGAGAATGTGCCTGTGACAGATGAAAGAGAAACATCGACTTCACCTGTCAATGAAAGTATTTTACCAGAGGCATTTGTAGTGCTCTGAAGCACTGTTTCATATAAATCAAATGGTGCGGTATTTGAGGTAATAGTAAGTCTGGCAGTTTGATTAAATGTTTGACCAAATGATGATGTAGCATTAATCAGACCGTTTGATGTGTAAATTGAAGCAATGGTTGCATATGAATTTGTTGTAGCATCTACAATAACATCATTTGAATCAAATCTACCAACAACGTTTGTCAACTGAAGTTGTGTATTGTTTGCAGATACACCATCAATATAAGCAGATGCACCAGAAGTCACCTCTGAAATGAATTCAATACCTGATGTAGAATTGATCTTGAATGTTGCAACATTGGCAAGTGCAATATTTGCATAAGTTCCTGATGAAAGACCATACACAACATTATTGGGTGAGACATTTGAGAATGATCCAATAACATTCTTTAATTCAAGATATGTTGAATTGGAATATACACAAACACCAGCAGCATTTGATACGGGAACAGAACTTCCATTCGACGAAGAAATAACAATTTCATTTGTTGCAAATGTGCCAGAAGATCCCGTAAGAGTAAGTTTTACTCTATCAAAATCATTGATATTTACTAATACATTTGTATAAGAAGGTGTGTTTAGAATACCCAACTTATTATAAGAAAGATATTGATAGAATGGATCTGTATTGGTAAAAATTTCTGAAATGCAACAATAGAAACCACCAAGTTCAGTCACTGCATCACCACCATGACCACCAATTGGAGCAATAATTGGCATTAGATTTGCACCTGTTCCGTAACTAGAATTTGCAGTGACCGTAACATTTGCATAAGTATATCCAATGCCAGGATTGATTGTAAGTGTTCCATATATGGAATTTGCAGCGTCAACAGATGTATTGACAAGTGCAAGTGATACCGAATTAGTACCATCACCTGTGACAGTAATAGTAGGCGCAATCGTATATTGTGTAAGACTATTAGGAACGGTGGTTTCTGCAATAATTGTAGCATTACCAGTGCTTACACCAGCAGTTTGGAAATACACTGCCTGGCCAGAATTAAATTGACCTACAGGTTGTGACACAGTAATATTAGGAACAGTCAGAACAGATGAAATGGTTGATCTTAGTTCAGAAGAAGTTCCTAAAATGTAATAACCTGAACCTGCTGTCCATGATCCTAATACATTTGAAAGAATAACAGAGGTACTGTTGGCATATGCAACCGTTCCATTTGCACCAATAGCAACATTTGAACTATTGACCATAATAACACTTTCACCAATAGTAAATGATGAACCAAGAATAGGAATAGTATTTGCAATACTTAGTGTTACAGAATTAATATTGACCTGTGAAATGGAACCTTCAGCATATACATCAGTGATTGAATATGGCTCGATAGCATTTGGAATTGTATAATGATTTTGCGCATGATTTGTGTAATTAAGTAATGAATGAACCTGACCAGGATTTGTTGTTGCAGGTGTTAAAGCCAAATTAGCGCCATTCCGTGTTGATGCCAAGGCCAACACTGTAGTATTTGAGAATGAAACATAATAATAACTATTTGCAGTAAGACCAGGAATTGCCGTATTACCTGCAGGCACTGAATAGTAGATATAATCGCCAACATAATAGTTTGTATTGGCATTTGAAATAGCAATAGTATTTGACACAACATATGCAGAATTGGCAATAATACTTGCTGTATTTGTTACTGATACAGAGAATGGAATGTCCGTAATGATTACAGTTGTATTAGAAGAAACTACTCTTCGCACATTGGTATTAGCATTTGTTCCTACTCTTATATAAGCTCCTGAGGGATACACTGAATTTGCTGTAAACCCTGAAGCAAATACGTATGTGTTATTGTTGTAAATTATTGCAGTGCCACTATTGAGAACACCAGCTGAAACTGTATCAACAATAGGATAATTGAGAGAAAAATCAAAGCCCGAAGATGTTTTGGTAATATCAATATATGTTGCATTTGCAGCAATTACGTATCCTGTGATACCAGTATCCGTTTGAATAACTGTATCACCTGTATTGATATAACCTGAGGGATAAACATAGTTGATATTATCATATGCTTGATAAGCAGTCTGACCAACTACAGGATTTGCACCTTGAATATTACTTAATTCAATATAAGCATAATTTAGGAATGGTGTTTGATTTGATACAATTACTTTCTTGGTAGAACCAGAATAAGACTGAATTTGTCTGATCTGACCCGGACCAACACCAGAGTTCAAATAGATTGATGAACCAGTATAATAGTTATCAAGTGAAGAAGAAGTAGAAGGTAGTTGAATTGAATATGCATTAATAAATGATTGAACTAAACCAGTTTCTGTAATATAACCAGAACCACCATTTGCAACAAAAAACGAGTCGATTGTTCCTGTAACAGCATTATTCTGAACTGCTGTATTGGGAACTACAGGAATGAAATTAGTCGATGTGAAATATGAATTGGAAATGGAATCAATAGTATACATGTATTTCCACACATATCCATCACCTGTAACAAATGTGCCTGAGGTTGCTTTCAAAGATGGTTGAATTGTCGATGGTGCACCATTGTTATTGTTGATGCACTTATAAACATCATACGTATTTGTTACTACATAATAATTGGTGCTGTAGAGATTATTTACATTCTGATCGTAACGAGCATAGACTGTTCCTGCTGTCCAAGTATGTCTGGGAACAACATTTTTGATATTAGAAGAAGTAATTAGTTTTCCATAGAGAATATCATTATACACATTTTGTTGTGTATTGGCAACAGAATTATCGGGACTTGGAGCATAACCTGAAGAAAACTCGGTTGAATATGCTGTATATACATAATACGAATTCTCTCCGCTTTCAACACTATTAATGAAAGCATTGGCCATATTGATGTTATACTTGGTTGTCAGAATAGCCATTTTGTCTCCAAATTACTATATAGGTATGGTAGTAGTGATGAATGTATTCTGCTGGCCTACAACAGTAAGAGCGGTTGTGTAACTATTATTGCTTAATACTATATTACTTGGTGAACTTACAATAGTCCCTGGTGTATATATCATAGAATAAGGAGCAGTAGTCATCGACGTATTAGCAGTTGCAGTCACGGTTTCACCCAATTCAGAATCGGTTTGATATAGATAAATGCCCCAAGCAGTATTATTAGATGATGTCAAGGATCCATCGGCTGGCACTTTTATAATCAATGCATTCCCGTTAAAATCATTACTATTATCTACAACATAACCACTTAAAATAACGGCACCGTTATAATAAACCGCATTGGATCTGGTAGGTCCTATTTGTGATGAAGGATATGTATATCCTTGAATTGAACCATTTGAAGAATATGGTAATAAACCGTTAGTAAATGCAATCGAACCAGATGTATTCATTTTAGCAAATGTGGTAGAACGAACACTATCGCTTCCTACCAACCATATGTTATCACTTTTATCTATAGACACACCGGTAAATTTTATACCACTTGATTGAATGTCCTCACACCAAACTATAGTTCCACTTGAATTAAATTTAATGAGTTGATTATTACCACTGGAAGTAATCACCAATGCATAACAATTACCTTCATTATCAACATCTATGGAACTAATTAAATAATTATCCAATTTTATTGAAGTTATATCAATAGACCATACAAAAGATCCTGAAGTATTTGTTTTGGTTATAGTATTGATTAAGCTACTATGTTGTCTGTCTGAACAAGAAGTGTAAATGTTTCCTGATGCATCAACTGCCATACAGAAGATAGGATTGTTATTATCATACGTATCAAGAATATACTCCCACAATAGATTACCTGAAGAATCATATTTAAATAAAATGTATTCTATTCCAGAAGAATTACCATTGGTTCCTGATAGATAAATGTTATTTAAGGCATCGACACACACCAAAACATTAAGATATTGGCCCAGAAAAGCAATATTTAAATTTACACGTTTTTGCCAAAGAATATTTCCATTAGAATTTAGTTTTAAAATGAAACTATTAAATGGACTAGCTGTTTCAGACATTGTTATGATAATATTATCATTTGAGTCGATTGCAATACCACATGCATTATCATATGAACCAACATAATCATTAAGAATATATTGCCATACTACATTTCCAAGAATATCAAATTTTGTAATGAATACAAACTGAGATGTAGAAGTAATACTAGAACCAACAATATATGAATTGCCTTGACTATCGACTAATACACCTTGTGAATAACTAACATTATTTTCAAGAGGAATGTCGCCATATTCTACAATCCAATAAGGGCTTGCATATCTACCTTGTGTAAGTAAAATACTTGATGGGGTAGGTGCATTATTTGCTTGGGTATCTTTGTATCTATATTTCCCAAATAAAGCAATACCAGCAGGATGGACAATATCTCGAACAAATTTTTCATACGTTGAAAGCATCCGTTCTGCAACAATTTCATATGACATATTCTGATATAGATAACTATCTTGTATGAAGTTAACATCAGAGACAAAGCCTTGATTATTCAACCAACTTCCTGAACCAGTGCCGTCCAAATTAAGAACGGCCGTTCCAGTCACTACAGTTTGATTGAGTGTATTTGCTGCCGAAAGAGATAATAGTTCACCTTGTGTATGACCAAATCCCGAATCTTGTAGATGAACGGCAGATACAATGCCATTGGCATATGTTGCTGTGGCCGTAACAAGTACGTCCTCACCAATAATACCACCAGAACCATCAGGAAGTCCGAGGGAAGCAATATATGGTTCTATAATTGTAACGGTTGGATTTGATGAATATCCAGCACCTGGATTTATTCTTGTAAGATAACTAACGGTGCCTGCCTGGATATTTTCATACGATAATACTTGACCAATCTGTGTATTTAAATTAGCAGATACACCAGCAAAGAATCCAGACCAATTTGGATTGTATTGAAGTGAATGTATTTCATGAGAAGTACCAGAAGGTGTAAGTGCAATATTAGCGCCACCTAGAGAAGATGAAAGTGCAAGAGCAGATGAATTTGCAAAAGTAACATAATAATAACTATTTGCAGTGAGGGAAGGTATTGCCGTATTCCCTGCAGGGACTGAATAATAAACATATGTGCCTACAGGATAAAGTGTATTTGCAGAACCAACAAGAATGGTATTTGCCGCAGCATTTACAGATGTTGTATTGGCATCAATCGTTGTATAATTTGAGAGAACAGTCGATGAAAAGTTATTGACTTGGTCTATATTCACAACCCATGTTATAGCATCTTGAATAGCACCAATCTTAAATGTAGCACCAGCGCCTGATCCACCTGAAACAACAACATTTGCATTTAAACTAATACCCTGACCACCATTCACAAGTGTGAATACTACTTCACCATTTAAATCATATGTCGAAGCAACAGTTGCACGTGCACCTGAGCCCGAACCCAAAACATTTAATTCATCGCCTACTTTAAAATTATAACCACCTTCTACAATCGAAATGGTCGTAAGTGAACCTGTAATGACAGGTGCATTTTTAAGTGTTATTTCTGGAACAGCTTCACAAAGGATCTGCTCGCCATATTTGAATCTTCCTTCAAGAGAGGAAAGATACAGGACGTTCACAACCTTATTGTTTTCAATTTTTTGATAATAGTTTTCACAAGTTGCAAATGCAGACCCAGAAGATGAATATATTCTATTTCCAATTAATTTGGGAAGATATGGATTGTTATTGACTTCAATATATTTTGGAACTTGCCAAATACCATCAGATGGTTTTAATAAGTAATTATTTGGAATATAAACATCAATATCCTCATCAAATAAAAGTCGAAACAGAAGTTCATACGATCTTCTTGAACCTTTTGACCGATATAGATCAAGAATATGTTTGACAAGTAACTGAGGGCTTGATATAATAGTTTCTGGGATAGAGGTTAAATATGTATTCTTAAAGTGACTAATGAATGCTTGTTCTGTATTGTCAATGTCTGTCAAATCATAAAGTGATCTTGATTGATAACCAATGTTTGATGGTTGTTCAAGCCATTCATAATATGCCTTCACAAAGGCAATGAATAATGCTTGACCATTATTCTGATCCCTATAAAAACTAGGGAATTGTGCAGGAATTAATGGTGAAATAAATTTATTATCAAGCATTATTATACAGTCGATGTGCTAATGGTAAGGCCTGTTTCAATATCAATCTCTAGGATAGTATTCCCTGTCACAAAAATATTTTCATTTACTGGTGAGGCATAAAATACGACACCAGCTCCACCCATAAAATCATTAATAGTAATATTACCAATGCTGATTTGACCATTTTCATAATTAACTGTTCCTATAGCTGCATATGATTGTTGATTTGCAACAGTAATATTCTGAAGGTAGAGTTTATTTGAAGTATTTATGATTGAAAGTCCAGAGGTTGACTGTTCAAATTGGAATGTATTATTATTAGGATTGTAATCAGTAAATGAATATATCTGACCATTTGAGGTAAATTGTGATGAAAGAATAGAGCCAGGCTTAAGTGGATTCTGGAATGAAACAGAAAGAGTCTGAGAAGTATTTAAGGATGGTGATACAGACTGTTTCATCACTACAGACATTTCACATGATGAAATGCATGGATCCTCATTATTGATTGCTTGTGTAAGTTGAGAATATTTAAACTCTGTATTGAAGTCTTCTAAGGAAGAAGAATTATAAGCAACAATAGTATTCGATGTAAGATTCTGAATATCAACAGAAGTATATGAAGTCTGATTAGGATCATATTCTACATTTACATTCAAATCTAGATAGATGTATTCAGGATCAATCATCTTAGGTGTAATGCCAAGAGTTACTCTATCAAGAAGGAATGCTTCAATATCATTCTTTTCACCATTTGATAGATTATAACCTGCATTTGAAATGGCAGAAACAAATACAGTTCCAAAACTTACAGTGTTTGTTGTTTCACCGCCATATGCATAACATGCACGAACATCAGGGAAATTGGCAAGAACTAGTTGTTGAAAATCATTTACAGTGACTGCACGTTCCTGTGTCTGAAAACTTCTTGGGGCATTAAATCGGATTGACTCGATTGTTTCGGAATTAGCACCACCAAATGAATTATTTGCACTAATAGTAGGAATGATTGCTCCACCGTAACCATTGATAACACCTATATTATCAACTAATGTAAAGTTTGAAGCTTCATTCCCATCAGTACCAGATGTGATGACGTAATTTGCAATAATAGTAGAACCATTGGTTGGTGCTAAACCAAATACACCATCACCGAATTGTAGTTGATAATAACCATTTGCAGTGGCTTGAAGGAAATATACAGGAGATGTATTACTTACACCAAAGAGACTTGAAGCAGGTGTATAAAGAACATTGCTTGAACCTGAATTTGCAACGACATTTACAGTGATGCTATTTGTATCAACATTTTGATTGCTTAAGATAAACTGTTGATTCTGAATGGTAGAATCCACAACATAAGCATCTGTAACATACTTACCTTCAAACACCTGAAGATTGGCAAATGTGAAAACACCACCTGCAGGATATTGCACTAATGCTTCTTCTGTAACATACTGAAATGTTCCATTCTGATTTTTACCAGCAAAGCGTGTTCCCCGAGGAAGTTTTAATACAGAAAGATTGCTCTGAGGAAATACACAAGTCAAAAAAGCCTGTGATGAACGATATGATCTTGGAACGTAATTGAGTTCTTTTGCTTTTGAAATGACCGAACTTAATAATTGTGCAGAATCAAGGAATGATTCAGAAATTGCCATATTTAAATAGAATGCATTTAGATATGTATTATATGAAAGAACATCCAACAGCACAGATAGATTTGAACCGGAGAAATTATAATCTGCAAACTGTGGTTGACTCTGTAAAAATGAAACTAAGTTCGACTTGAGAGTGTCGAAATCAAGTGTAGCTAAAGTGATTGATGTATTTGATGCCATGATTTGTTATCGAACTCTCTGAAGATATACTGAAACAGATTGAACTTCCACACTATTTATTATTGAAAAAACAATATTTACATATACATAGTCATTTTGAACATCTGGCGTAACAGTAACACCAAGAAGAATAATTCTTGGTTCATTCTGTGTAAGTGTATTTGTGATATGAAATTGGAGATCCTGTTGAGCTATAATATCATTTGGTTCAAAAAGAATTCTATTCACGTTCGAACCAATAGTAGGTTGAAATAGTCTTTCACCGTAATTAGTAAAAATAAGATTTTGAATAGACTGTTTAATTGATTGACTATTTGTTATTCTACCAATATCACCCGTTGCAGGATGAGGTGTGAAATCATCAAGAAAATCTGAATAAACTACAGGAGTTTTCTTTAATTGTGTTGCATAATCTGATCTTGAACCTGACATTTTCTTTATCCGAATATGAGTGGTTTAATTATGATTGAAAGGTGAACCTGTAATACTGTATACACCGGAAGAAGTAGTATTTCCAGTTGAACACACAAGAGTAAAAGGACCATTTGGAGTATTAAGTGCAATGGAATTTGAATTGATAGTAAATGGACCATTTGGTGTATTGAATGTAATAGATTCTGCATCAATAACAAAATTTTTACATTTGATATGAAAAGAACCTGTCATATTCAATTCAACAGAACCAGATGAAGTAACAAACCAATCAGATTTAAGAATATCAGCCTTTACGCCATTGATATTAGTAACAGAATTCTGTATTATATTCTCATATTTAGAGCCTTCAGTACTAGTAGAGTAATCACCACCAATCGTTTCATGCATATCTAGTTCTGTATGAACATAGTTGTGACCGCCGATACCAGTCTGAAGATTCCCTGAGATACCTACATACTTATTTCCGTTTACCTGTTCATTCATTGAACCATCGACGTTTGTGTTTAGAACACCAGCAACCTTCACATCTTTATGACCATCAACTGTTTCGGAAATTCCATCCTTATAATAGTCGTATGCTTTTCCTACAACAGTCTTGGTCCAGTTACCAAATTTGTCGATTTCAACATATGTTCCTGCCGTATGTGCAACTTTTAACGATTGATTGTTATCTGCATCATTGATATGGAATTCATGACCGCTTCTGGTAATTGTTGCTTGATTGTAGGGATATGTCGTTGCAAAAATGGAATCCGGATGTTTTGCATTGAAATTATCTGATAAATCTGTCATTAACTTACACCTACACCTATTCTCATATTTTGCATTTGTCTAGAAAGCATTAGTTGTTTACTTGCAAATCCATCAACAGCAGAGGAAATATTTCCAGTATTTAATACTACACTTTGCTTAAGCTTAGGAAGAAAATTTGAATTGATATTATCACTAATTTTAGGAAGAAACTGAGATGCAAGAACAGCAGCACCTACAATAGCAAAACCTTTACCTAGATTATTTGAGATAATAGATCCTGCGGCATGTGAAATAGATGATGAAAATATATTAGTAAGAAATGATGATGAAAGATTTCCTGAAATTATTGATGTTTCAATTTGATTTGTAAAATGATTTTGTGTTGAAAAGAAAGATGCTTGATCAGCAGATGTATAATTTGGTTCACCATTTCTTTCTGTATATACTGGAGGATTAACACCAGTAGGATCATTCCACACAATGAAGCCTGGATAAGGATCATTAGTTGAAAATTGTTGAACATAAGATGATGGAACATTAGAGGAATCAATTACTGCTGGTGGTATAGCAGATGTTGCTGTTTGAACACTTGCAAGAGGTTCATTGACTATAGTATCAAAAGCACTTGACACTACGGATGAAACAGCATTTGTTACGGTATTTACAGCACCAACGGCAAAACTTGTAAGTGAATTCAAACCATCTAATACTTTTGCAATAGCAAGATTTGTCTGATCTATTGCCTGCTGGTTGATTAAATTCACACCGCATATTTTTATATTTGCCAAAGCATTAAGTGCTTGACCGACTTCTGCTATTCCTGCTGCCGCGGCATTGATTAGACCAAGAACTTTAAAGACACCATATTTTTGAGCAAGACTTAAAATAGCATTCTGTATAGAACGAATTACAATACTTTCAAATTGACCTGCAATTTTCTTAATCATTGCAAGTGCAGAATTAAGAATATTTGTAATATTAAACATTGCCGAACCAAGGCATGAAATAGAAGCATTCAAATTATTTGGATCAACAGTTTTAAGTATAGTTAGAATGTCAGAAGTATTGTTTTTATTTGCATATGCTACAGTTGGTGTTTTGGCATTCTTCATATCCTTTTCAACTGCTTTGGTAATAATAGAACCAAGAGTATTTGAAATTGACGGAGGAACACCAGTGGAATCCAAAGATGCAACAGAAGCAGCAGATGAATTTAATTGTGATCTATAATTGACTGCTTGACCTTGTGCTCCGGGAGGAATACTTCCTACTGTTGTGTCGATTGTTGGTGCGCCGCCAGATGTTTCACCTTGAACAAGATCACCAGATTTTCCAATCGAACCTGTAATAATTGGATATTGAAAATCTGCATCAAGCCAGAAACCAATGACCTGAGAACCTTTCATAAGTCCAACAGGAGCAGTGCCCATTCTTCCTACGGCAGCAGATGTTACGGATTGTTGAGGAAGTGCCCAAGGTAATGCTGAATCAGGAATGTTTGTTGTATCGTCATGTCTTCCGTATACACGAATTTGAACACGACCAGATTGATGGGGATCCTGAACATTTACAACTGTTGCAATAAACCAAGCAAATGGTGTTTCTCCCATATTATACATCATGAATTATAAGTCCCCTTAATTCCTTCTATAATGCATGTATATCTAGGTTTTTCAATTACCTGACCGATACGATGATGAATTCTTGTAATCAAAAAATTACCTGAAAGTAACGGATCCATTTTCACAGACCCAGTAAGACCTTGTTTATTTGGTATTAAACAATTTATCATTGAACCAGCAGTAAGAACAATATCACCTGGAACTCTAATTTTAATAGCATTTTGAAGAAGAAGTGCAATATATGCTTGTTTATCAGCAAGAGAACCAGGAATATTTGAATCTGGAACCTGAGAATAACTCATAGGTGATAGTGTAAATCGAGGATTTTGTGTATCAAAATAAGTATTCATGAATGAAGTAGATATACTTTTGGCAGATGAAATGCCTGCCGTATTAAATTTTGTTGTCGATGTTTGTGCAACATTTGATGTGAATTGCTGTGTTGTGAAATTAAACACAGTAGTTCTTCTTGGACCTGCAAGATCAATTAGATCAATAGATGATAATTGTTTTGGAACAGTATATGCTAAAATATTGTTATCTTGTTGAGCAAGAATATTTGTATTGATAGCATCTGATTGTTGGAATTTCTTTACAGCATTGCCTTTGAATAATGATTCAACGGTAACAAAATTGAATTGCTGTTTTCCATTATTTCTGGATTCAAAATATACGTATGAAGATGATTGAGTATTAGCAGATACTGCTCTTTTCTTGACAAGATTGATTGCTTGATATGGAGACTTATGAGGAACTGTGATGGTCTGTGGCCCAAGAGTATCCTCGACCGTGAGTGGTTTTTGACTGTTTAAAAAGATGGAATTAGTATGAATATCTTTCACGATATTTGCACATGTATCTGTATAACTCTTTTGAATATAATGTGTTTTGGCAAACATTGCTTCTTGTGAAACACATTGAATAGTATACATCTTTGACTTTTGAGCACCAGCGGCTTTTACATCCGTAAGTGTATATAGAGCAAAAACAAAGGATGATTTAGTTCCACCTGGTATTGCACATGTAAAGGTAACCATTTCATCACCTTGGATTTTCAAGGTTCCAAGTTGATCCTGAGTATCTAGAACTACAATATCTGCAACCATACCTGGAGTAAAAATACTTTCATATATTGACATTGCAACAAATGATGTTGTAAGATCCAGGATGCCTCTTTCAGACATCACAATTAGTTTTGATACTTGAAGATCACCAGGTGTATAATTTGCCATGCTAACTCGAAAGAAGTGCTGATAATTGGTCCGAAATGGAATTCAAATAAGTTGAATTGAGAACTTGTATTGATTTATTTGCTTCATTTAGTTCAGTTTCATAATCATAGTAATATACAGGAGTCCAATACACAACTTCATCAGAAGGTATAGTAGTGACCAAAGATGAGGCAGAAGTAAATGCAGTATTTGTGAAACTTTGTTTGCCATAGATATAACTTAGACTGCCGATTGTTCCAGTGGTTACAATACCAGATGTATGTTGAATATTTAAAACAGATGAGTTTGCAAAACAAACCTGACCATGACCACTGTTATTAGAATCAAATACCACATTTACAGGTTCATCTTGAATAAAAGTAGAACCATTGAATACGTTATAAGAAACAATTTGATTTGTTGTAACAATCTGATCTGATTGCGCTCTGATATAAGATTGTGGTGTTAATGACTTATATTGGTCGACATACAATGGTTGATAGTATGTTTGGAGAGATGATGAAAGATTGTTATAAACTGCAACGGAAATTGGATTCTGATTGATATACCAGTTGTTTCTGTAGTATTTGATCTTACTTTGTGCTAATTGGACTGATCCATATTTCTTGGAAATATAAGCATTGAAAGTGTCCTGATCCATATACCATTGATAATACGGATCTACTATATTATTACAGAGATATAATACCCACGAAGCATATTCATCTTCGTAATATCTATCAGAAATGTTGTCTGGTCTTTCACTATTCTTAACATCATATTGATAATACAAGTTGGGATTATTATATACACTCTGAAGTACTGCAGCACGTTCAGTAATGTTAATAACATTCTGCCCTGCATAAATGATGATGGGAAATTTAGAAAAATATTTTTCTGACATGATTATTGACCGGAAACTTGACCAGGAACTGGACCAGGGACTGGACCAGGGACTGGACCAGGGACTGGACCAGGGACTGGACTTGAATTGTTTGGTGTAATGTTATTCACAAGTTCAGACAATATAGATGCATGTGATGTAGATCCTCCATAATCCAATTGTGTCCAAAGTTCAATTTCTTTGCATTGCATATTCAGACTTACTGCTGTAGGTGCATTGGTCTCACTAAAGAACGATGGTGTGCCACCGGCAGCATAATTGAATGATAAACTTTCTATTACTGCCGGTTTAAAAGAATATGTATATTGTGATACAGGAGAACTAAGTTGAATTTGAACAATATTTGGATAGGTAAAAAACAAACCATCACTTGAATTTGGAACACCGGGAAGTGAATTTTGTTTTAATACAGTAATAATTTTCTGTAAAGTTTCTGATTCTGCTTTATTTGAAGGTGTAAGAAGCCATTCAAAAGAATGATTCTTGAAATTTACATTTTGAAATAATACTGTTTGGAATGGATTGATTGCAAGACCAGAAACAGCGCTAACAGCACCTGCTATTTGTGTATTAGCACTTTGCAATTTACTAATGGCTGATCCAGCAGCACCGGCCGCAACTGCTCCAGCCCCTGCTTCTAAAGCGCCTATACCTTTTTCAAAAGAAGAAAAAGAAGAAGAAGATATTCCAGATTGTGACAAACTTTGAACTGCTGCACCAACTGCTGAACCTAAATTTTCTGTGCTATAATTTAAATGGATAGTATCCATCAGATTTTTGGGTATGGGTAAAATTATATTTGACCCGGTAGATGTCAGAGAAGCATTTGAACCAATGGATCTTTTCTGATATTGCATGAATCTTATGGTCATTGTATAGTTATCTAAAACATCACCTGGAAATATAAGAGAAGCACCAGGAAATCCAGAACCTTGTCCAGCAAGTTTTGCTGCGGCCGCAAATGCAGAAAGTGCAGAGACTGCACCACCTGCCGCGAAAACACCACGACCAATTCGAGCTAAATCGGAACCTGCTGCGGATAAATATTGGAAAACTGAAGCCATATACACTTCTCTATAAATAGTGTTTTTGATATTTATATAAAACTATGGCATATTCCGGAAAATTTAAACCAATTAATCCTTCTAAATATAAAGGTAACCCCACAAATATAATTTATAGGAGTTTGTGGGAATGTAAACTTATGATGAGACTTGACAAAGATCCAAATATATTATGGTGGGGATCTGAAGAAACCATTGTCAGATATAGATCACCAGTCGATGGTAAGATACATCGTTATTTCATAGATTTTATTGTCAAAACTAATCAAAACAAAATTCTTCTTATAGAAGTAAAACCTAAACATCAGACTATACCACCAGTCATTACAGAAGAAAAAAAGAAATCAAAGAAATATTTGAGAGAAGTAATGACGTGGGGTATAAATCAAGCAAAATGGAAAGCAGCAACGGAATACGCAAAAGACCGCGGATATGAATTTGTGATCTTTACAGAGAAAGAACTTGGGATTTAACAATAAATAGTTCACAACTTTATTGGATTTAACTTTTGGCCAACGAATCTTATATCTTCACACAATTAGCACGGAAAGGCCGTGCAGAAGGTATCACCGACGATGTTCGTCAACGTGATACAAGATCATGGTTTAGAAATGCAGCAGCAACCGTTTCGAGTGTAAACAAGAATCGGATGATGAATGATAAGGAAAATCTATATTCAAAGATAACAATGAACGATATTGGAAAAATGTATATGTATTTTTATGATCCCAAGCATAAAGATACACTTCCGTATTATGATACATTCCCGCTTATTTTCTTGGTAGGTTTTACCCATGGTGGCTTTCAAGGTATCAATCTCCATTATCTTCCACCAATTCTTAGAGCAAAACTAATGGATAGACTTTACACCATTTCACAAGATACAAAATTTAATGCCGATACAAAATTGAAACTATCATATGAGATTTTAAATAATGCTTCAAAATTTAAATATTTTAAACCATGTTTTAAAATGTATCTACATGATCATGTAAGAAGTAATTTCTTGAATATTCAACCTAGAATGTGGGATGCAGCACTTATGCTTCCTTCTGCTCGTTTCAAGAAAGCATCAAATACAACTGTCTGGAAAGAATCACAGGAAATGGTAGGATAATATGGCACTTACACCCATAAGCACGGATCAAACCATTAGCGCAGATCAAGGGTTTAATATATCCAATTTTACGGAGCATTTAAATCAAACTGGCACAATTCAGACTAATAGATATTTTTG